CCGGCGCCGCCAGCGCCGGCGCGAGCGCGGCCGGCAGCGCGGCGGGCAGCACCGGCGGCATCGTCTCGTTTTTCTCGACGCTGTTCGGGGGCCACGCCAGCGGCGGCCTGATCCACGGCCCCGGCACCGAGACCTCCGACAGCGTCTTCGCGCGGTTGTCGCGCGGCGAGTTCGTGCAACGCGCGGCGGCGGTGCGCTACTACGGTTCGGACTTCATGCACGCGCTGAACACGATGTCGCTGCCGCGCTTCGCCGATGGTGGCGTGGTCGGTGGCCGGATCCCGAGCTTTCTCGACGCCGCCAAGGGCACCGTCGGGCCACGCCATCTCAAGGTGGTACCGGTGTTCGACCCGGCGCAGGTGGCCGCCGCATCGGCCGGGCGCGATGGCGAGCAGGTGTTCGTGATGCACTTCAAGAACAACATCCCGGCGCTGCGCGCGATGATCGGGAGCCGCTGACATGGCGCACGCGATCGGCTTTGTCGACAACACCGGCAGCGAGGGTCTGGCGCACTGGCAGATGCTGGCCACGCTCAAGACGCTCGGCGAGGCGAACGGCTGGACGACGCTGCGCTACACCACGCCGACCGATGGCAGCCCGCGCGAGCTGATCCTGCGCGGCGTCGGGCTGTCCGGCACCGAGCAGATTTTCATCGGATTCCGCACCTATCACAGCGTCACGTCCGACTACTACAACATGACGGTGGCGAGCTTCGACGGCTACGTCGCTGCCAGCCCGTTCGTGAATCAGCCGGGCTATCAAGAGGCCGGTCTGTGCGCGCACAACCACCGCATCGACTACTGGGTGGCCGTCAACGCGCAGCGCTTCGCCTTCGCTCTGAAAGTCGGCACGCCGGTGTACGAGATGGCTTATGTCGGCAAGTATTTCCCTTACGCCACACCGAACCAGTATCCCTATCCGATGGCTGTGTGCGGCACGCTGGATGGCCCTGCGGCGACACGCTATTCCGACGTGACCGCGGCGCATAGCTCGGGTGTGAAGGGCGCGCTGCCGCAAGGCGCCCTGCGCACCGTCGGTGGCACCTGGTATCAGTTCCGCAACCAGCCGTTCACCGGAGAAAACAACAATGCCGCCGCGATCCGCCGCGATACCGGCGGTCAGTACGACGCGCTCAAATCCGTGCTCTACGGCGACGGCAATGTCTGGGGCGAGCTCGACGGCGTGCGCTACATCTGCGGTTTCGACAACGTCGTCGAAAACACCGCCGCCATCGCCGGCAAGGCGCAGGTGGTCGTCCAGGACGTATTCCGCACCGGCATTGGCGACTATTTCCTTCTGGAGCTCGACTGATGGCCTACGTCACCGGCACCGCCAACAATTTCGCGCAACTGCTGGCCGCCGTGCAATCGGCCAGCACCGCCAACGGCTGGACGCTCAGTGGCAATGTCCTGCACAAGGGCACCTGCTACATCGAGGTCATCACAGTCGCGCAAGATTACCCGTGCCTGCGCGTGCAGGGCGGCACCGGCGTGGATGGCAGCAACAACCTGACCGGGCGCAGCGGGGTGCAAGCCGCGCAGATCGGCCTGGTGGCGCTGCAAGATTTGACGACCGGCCGGATACCGGCCGACGTGGCGTTCACCTTCCCGATGACCTACCAGGTGCATGTGCATTCGTCGCCTGATGAGGTGTATCTGGTCGTCAATTACGCGACCGTGTACTACCAGATCCTCGCGTTTGGCCAATCCAATCATCCCGGACTATCCGGCACCGGCAACTGGTACGCCGCGACGGACATGGAAAGCAACTCGCCAGCACTGACTGTCGACCAGCGCCGTCTAGGGGGCGCGCTGGCATACGGTGGCCACCAGCTCAATGGCGGTCTGTTCATGACCGCGCAGGACAAGAGCGTGGATTCGGCGGCCAGCGCCGTGCACCACGCGCTGGAGTCCGATGCCTGGCTCATCGAGGGCGCTTCGCGGGACTGGTATGACATCCAGGCGAACTCGCCGAATTTGTGGAATTCGGAGTCGGTGCTCAATCCAATGCGCGTTTACGCGCCGCGCGCGGACGGGTTTTTCTCGGTCGTGCTCGAACCGGCACACGCGCGTTTCGTCAACCTGCGCTCGCTCGATGACCAAGCGATCATCACGCTCGGCTCGGACCGCTGGAAGGTGTATCCGTGGTGGGCGCGCGGGCTGCCCTACGACGTCAACGGCAACGGTGGCACCCTCAGCGGCCTCGCCGGCCACGCCATCCGCTACGACGGCGCATGACCGCGATCGCCGCCATCGCCAGCGCCGCGCCGATCACCGCGTATGCCAATGCGCGGGTGAGTGGCGATTTGTCGATGTACGCGGTCGATTACTGGCCGGCCTATCAGGTTGATCTGGGCGTCGATCCGGCCGTCACCATCACCCGCGCCGTCGCGGCGGCGCATCCACGCGCGATCAATGCCATCGCCGCGCATGGCTACATGGACGACAGCTACTACCGTGTGCGCCTGATTCCGGCCGCGCTCGATCTGGGCATGCTGGCCAATGCGCAGACGCGTGCCGTCTACGTGTGGAATGCGTGGCCAGCCGCCGCGCAGACCCTCGATGCCACCCCACTCACCGGCGACGCCTACATCACGGTGACGCCGCCGGGCACGCTGCCGATGGCCTTCGCGCCATTGCAGATGCGCACCTGGACGATCGGCGTCGGCCTGCAAGGACCACCGTCGATCGCGGCCGATCTGGCGTTCACGTTCGCCGATGCCACGCAAAACGTGACGCTGCCGATCACCGGCACGCGGCTGGCGATCTGGGGCTGGAAGCCGGATTGGGCCAACGGCATCACCGAGCGCTTGAGCTGGCTTACCGACGTGCTCGCCAGCCCCAGCGGTGCCGAGCAGCGCCGGGCGCTGCGGCAGTCGCCGCAGGTGACATGGGATTTCGATGCCATCGTCAGCGACGACGAGCGCGCCGCGCTCGATCTGGCGCTGTTCGCCGGCCTCGGCCGGCAGTGGGGCGTGCCGATCTGGCACGACGTGTGCCGGTTGCCGGCATTGACTCCCGCCGGCACGACGGTGCTGCCCACCGGCGGTGGCCGCGACTTCCGCGTCGGCGGCTTGGCGGTGCTGTTGACGGATGCACTGACCACCGAAGCGGCCGAGATCGCCGCCGTCGGCCCGACCACGATCACCCTGGCCACGCCCACGCAATCGGCATGGCCGGCCGGCACGGCGCTGTATCCGGCCTGCATCGCCCAGCTCATCACGCCGCCGCAGATCGCCCGCGATACCGACACGATCAGCAGTGCGCAGGTGCAGATGGTGTCCGCTCAGGATATGGATTACTCGCCGGTCGCGCCGCTGACCCTCTATCGCGGCTTGCCGGTGATGGAGCAACCGCCGAACGAAGGCGCGCTCACCGCGCCGTGGCAGCGCGTGGGCAGCGTGCTCGACAACAAAACCGGGCAGCAGGCCATCGTCGATACTGCCGGCGTCGGCTTCGCCGCCGCGCAGCACGCGTGGTTGCTCGCCGGCCGCGACGCCCACAACGCCCTGCGCGGACTGCTGTACGCGCTGCGCGGACGCCAGCAGGCGATCTGGTGGCCGAGCTTTGCCGCCGATCTGCGCTGTGTGGCCACCATCGGTGCCGGAGCCGTCAGCCTCGACGTGCGATCCATCGGCTACGCGCGGCTTGCCGCCGGCGCACCGATGCGGCGCGACATCCGCATCGAGCTGTTCGACGGCAGCGTGTTCATGCGGCGCATCCTCGGCGCGTCCGTCGTCGATGCGTTGACCGAGCGGCTGGCGATCGATTCGGCGCTGGGCGTAGCGGTCGATCCGGCGGTGATTCGCCGCATCAGCTTCATGACCCTGCGCCGCCTCGACACCGACGACATCGAGCTGCACCACGATACCGATGCCGATGGCGTTACCGACTGCACGCTCGTCACGCGCGCGCTGCGCGATGACCTGGAAGCGTCATGACGTTCGCCGCCTCCGAGACCAGCATCCGCAGCGGCCAGCCGGTCGAGCTGTACGACTTCACCCGTCGCGCGGTGCACTGGCGCTACACCGGGGCCGACCGCGATATCGCCTTCGACGGCGCGACCTACAGCGCCGGGCCGTGGTCGACCAATGGTTACACCGCCAGCGGCGACACCGTGCAGCAGACGCTGACGATCACCGCGCCGCTCGATGCCGCCGTCGCCGATCAGTTTCGCGTGCTGTCGCCCTCCGACCCGGTGCTGCTGCGCGTGCTTCGCTGGCATCCGGGCGATGCCGACGCCGGTGTGTGGTGGATCGGCCAGATTACCCATGTGAGCCGGCTCAAGGATCATCTCGAAATCGCCGGTGAGTCGATCGTCTCGGCGCAGCAGGCGCTGGGGCTGCGGCTGGCGTGGCAGAAATCCTGCCCGTTTTCGATCTACGACGTGTCGTGCACTCTAGACCCCACCGCGTTCGCGTTCACCGCGACAGTGGCGGCGATGACCGGCGCGACCGTCACCGCGGCCGCGTTCGCCGACCCGGCCAACGTGCCGCCGGGGCGGCTGGCGGGTGGGTTTTTGTCGTGGGATGCCGGCAACGGTTTCACCGAGCGCCGCGCGATCGCCGCGCACAGCGGCGACACCATCACATTGCTCAATTCCACCTACGGCCTCACGCCGGCTATGACCGTCACCGCGCATCCGGGCTGCGATCAATCCGCTCAGGTGTGCAACTCGGTGTTCAACAACCTGCCCAACTTCGGTGGCGTTCCGGGCTTGCCGGCGGTCAATCCCTTCAACCAGACGCCGTTCATCTGAGGATCGCTGGCCATGTGGTTCAACATCGTCCTGCTGGTGGTGTCCTACCTGCTCAGCTACGCCAACCGGCCCAAGCCGCCGGCACCGGCCAAGCTGTCCGACTTCAACTTCCCGCAGATCACCGAGGGCACGCCGCAGCAGGTGGTGTTCGGTGATTGCTGGGTGTCGGACTGGATGATTCTCGGCTACGGCAAGTTCCGCACCACGCCGATCAAGGCGAGCGGCGGCAAATGATCGTGACCGTCCGCCACGTCCGGCAGGCCGCGCTGTGCATGCGCGGCGCGCGCGCGTGGTTTGCCGCGCACGGGCTGGACTGGTCGGCGTTCGTCCGCAACGGGCTGCCGCTGGCGACGGTGGAGGGCATCGACGACGCCTTCGCCGCGCGCGTGGCGGCGCTGGCGCGGCAGGAGGCCAGTCGTGGGCGGTAGCGTCAAAAAGAAGCCGACGATCGGCTATCGCTACTACATGTCGCTGCACATGGGCGGCTGCCGTGGCCCGGTGGATGCGCTCACGTCGATTCAGGTGGGTGGCAAAACCGCATGGACCGGTTCGATGACGGCCAGCGGTACCACGTCGATCAATCAGCCCAACCTGTTCGGCGGCGACAAGGGCGAAGGCGGCATCGTCGGTCGGCTCGACGTGATGATGGGCGAGGCCACGCAAGCTGCGAATCCGGCGCTGGGCGTGCTGCATGGCACGCTGTTGCCGGCCTTCCGGCGCGTGCTGACGCTGCTATTCGATGGCGAGGTATGCGCGCTTTCGCCCAACCCGCAGCCGTGGAAGTTTCGCGTGCAGCGCATCCTGCAAGGCTGGCAGGGTGACCCGTGGTATCCCGACAAGGCGTTGATCGTGCTCACCGGCTCGGACGGCTCGGCCATCCATGCCATGAACCCGATCCACATCCTGTACCAGTGCATCACCGACCCGAGCTTCGGTCGCGGCCTGTCGCCGGTGATACTCGACGATGCCGCTTGGCGCGCGGCGGCCGACACCTGCTACGCCGAAGGCCTCGGCCTGTGCATCCGCTGGACGCGCACGCAGCCGGTGAACGACTTCCTGCAGATCGTGGTCGATCACATCGCCGCGACGCTCTCTTTCGACTACAGCACGGGGCTGCTCGCGCCGATCCTGATCCGCGACGACTACGACCCCAGCACGCTGCCGTTGTTCACCTTCGACACCGGGCTGCTTGAGATCGAATCCGACGACACCGCCGCGCAGCAGACGGCGGCCAACCAGATCGTGGTGAGCTGGGGCGACCCGATTCTCGATCAGGTGCAGACGGTGACGGTGAGCAATACCGCCGCGATCCAGTCCGCCGGCGGCGTGCAGTCGAAGTCGGTGAATTATGTCGGGCTGCCGACGGTGGCGCTGGCCACCCGCATCGGCCAGCGCGATCTGATGGTCGAATCGTCCGGCTTGCATCGCTACAAGGTGTCGCTGGATCGCCGCGGCTACGCGCTTCGACCGGGCGTGCCGTTTCGGGTGCAGTTGCCCGACGGCAGCATCGTCATCCTGCGCGCGGGGCCGAAGACCGAGGGCGCGATCACCGCCGGAGCGATCACCATCGAGGCCGTGCAGGATGTGTTCGGGTTGCCCGACAACAGCTACGTGGCCGGGCAGCCGGGCATGTGGACGCCGCCCGATCACTCGGCCATTGCCAGCCCGGTGCAACTCGCCAGCGAGGCCACCTATCGCGATCTGGCGCGCAGCCTGTCCGCCGCCGATCTGGCCGCGCTGCCGACCGATGCCTGCATCCTCGCCACGCTGGCGCAGCGGCCGTCGCCGCTGGCGCTCAATTACGAGGTCAGCACCTGCGTCGCGCCAGAAGCCTACGCCGTGCGTGGCTCGGGCGATTGGTGCCCCTGCGGCACGCTGACCGCCGCGATCGCGCCGACCGACACCGCGATCACGCTGGCCGGTGGTATCGACCTCGATCTGGTGACGACGCCCTGCGCGGCGTTGATCGACGCCGAGTTCGTGCGCGTGGATGCGCTCGACCCGATGACGGGCATCGCCACCATCGCCCGGGGCTGCATCGATACCGTCGCCGCCAGCCACGCCACCGGCGCGCAAGTGTGGCTGTGCGACGACTTCACCGGCAGCGATGGCCGTGACTACGTGCCCGGCGAGGTGGTCAGCGCGCAACTGCTGACGCGCACGTCGAGCGCGTTGCTCGATCCCAGCCTCGCCACCGCGCTATCGGTGACGATGGCGCAACGCATGGATCGCCCCTATCCGCCAGCCGGCCTGACCGTCAACGGCGATGCATGGCCGTCGATGCTATCCGGCAATCTGGCGCTGGCGTGGACGCATCGCGATCGCTTGCTGCAAGCCGATCAACTTGTCGATCAGAGCATGGCCAGTGTCGGCCCCGAGGCCGGCACCACCTACAACGCGCGCATCTTTTTCGACGGCACGTTGGAGCACTCCGAAACCGGCATTACAGGCACTTCGTGGACCTATACGCCGGTCGCCACCAGCGGCCTGTGCCGCATCGAGCTGGAGGCGCAGCGCGATGGCCTGACGAGCTGGCAGATGCAGGTTCGAGAGGCGCACTACCTCGGCGACGTGACCGCGCTGGCAACGGATGCCGGCGACTTCATCGTCACCGACGCCGATGGATTGATCCTGCTGCCATGACCCATCACGACTCGAGACGACACCCATGACCGACAAACAAGTCATCGACCTGCCGGCGTTCGCCGGCACCCTCGCCGGCACCGAGCTGGCATTGATCCAAGCCGCGGCCGGCGGCGCGGGAAGCGCGCAGAAGGTGGCGCTGTCGCAGATTGTGACGGATCTGGCGATGGCTGGACCGGCAGGGCCGACGGGCCCCGCGGGCCCCGCCGGTGCGGACGGTGCCACCGGCGCGACGGGGCCGGCTGGACCTACAGGCCCTGCCGGCGCGGACGGTGCCACCGGCCCATCCGGTGCCGTCGCGCTGGTCGGCGTCAACGACCAGACCGCAAACTACACGCTCGCGCTCGGCGACGCCGGCAAGGACGTGCGCTGCACGAAGTCCAGCGCGTTCGTGCTCACGGTGCCGCCGAACGCGTCCGTCGCGTTCTCCGTCGGCAGCCTCGTCGTGTTCTCGCAAGGCGGCGCGGGCGCGGTGACGGCCACCGCAGGCAGCGGCGTCACCCTGCGTGCGGCCAACGGCGCGGCGACCACCGCCCTGTACGACGCGCGCGTACTGGAAAAAACCGACACGGATACGTGGAGGGTGTGGTAATGCTCGCCCTGCTCGCCGCGCGGTCGCGGAAGAACCACGCGTCATCCAACGTGTTGGCGACGCTCAATCCGTCCGATAAAGCGTCGTTGGTTGTCCTCGACGCGACGAATTTGATCGCGTCCAGTACCAGCGGTGGATTCGGGTTCGCGCGCGCCACCAAGAAGCTCACCGGCAAGATGTATTTCGAGGCCGTGTTCACTACGGTGTATTCGAGCGGCGGCGTCATTGCGGCAGGGGTCGTGCACAGCACAACGAGCACATCAGCCGATGCGGGTAGCTCGACCGCCGACTGGGGCTACTGGGGCGCGGACGACAACGGAGGCATGTACTACAATGGTGTCCAGATGTACGCGACTGCCGGCGAGCCGAACGGCACGGTGCTCGGGTTCGCGGTGGACATCGGCGCAGGCAAGCTGTGGGTGCGGCGCAACGGGGTGTGGAAGTCTGGCGACCCTGCGGCGGGAACCAGTCCGTCTTACACGGGCCTATCCGGCACGCTGTATCCGTTCGCCGAGCCTTGGGGCGCAGGCAACGTCGTGACGATGCGTTTTGCTTCGGCTACGTTCAGAGACGCCGCCCCGTCAGGGTACGGCGAGGTGAGGGGATAGCAAGCGTTAGCAGGCGCAATTTACTTGCGCCTGCTGCAATTCTGGTGTGCTACCAATTATCTCAATTGGCTGGCCGATTTATCGCGATCCGTTACACCTGGACCTGGTGAAAGCCTTGCGGGACGGCCCCGATGCCGCCTCCCTGGCGGTGGACGTCTCCCCGGGAACCCAACCCAAGCGTGGGTTGATTACCGCCTACCCGCTGTATTGCGCGCTCTGGGCCCAGCCATTGGAGTCCTACGAGACCGCCGGCAGGGTCGCTCAGGCGGCGATCCTGGTGAGCGCCTCGCGTCTTGCTGGCAGTCCGGACGGTCTTGATCCGTTTCGGTCCGCGCTGGGTTCCGCGTGCCTTTCCAGTCGCCGGGTGGGAAGCGGCACCTTCGTTCCGGAGGGACTGATCCAGCGGCTGGCGTCGGCGACCAGTCTGCAGGCCGTGCTGGATGCGCTCGATTTGGCCAAGCAGTCCGCGTCGCTGGCACTGACCGAAGAACAGGCACGGTTGCTGGCCGGCTTGCACGTCCTGCTGGAGGACGCCCTCAAGGCCCGGCAGCCCCGAAAACCTCGCGGCCAGACTGGCCCTCGGCCACCACGGCAGCAGGGCGGTTCCGCCGAAGTCGACGACCCCACGCCCGAGCACCAGACCTACGAAGACCCGACGGCCCGCGGTCCTTCCCCGGAAGATCTGGCTGAGGGCGCGGCGGGCATCCGGGAAACTGCCTCCCGCCGCTTGGCCACCGTCAAGGTGTCCTCCTCGGTGCCGGCCACCGCGCTGAGCCCGGGGCAACTCCACTGGCGTGCCAAGTACCGGACCCGCGCCATATCGACTTCTGCCCAGGGCCTGCTGCTGGCCTCGGACCGACTGCAATTGGTGGACCTCGCCGCCGCGGAGCAGGCCATCGCCGATCTACAGACGCGGCGCTGGCGTGCACCGAAGCCGGTCCTGCACGGGGCCAACGCGGTAAGCGCCTCGCTTCTTCTGGGTCGCCCAGTAGAAAAGCTCCGCAGGCTAAGGGTCGTAGCCCGAATCGACCAGGTTCCCGGCGCGATCAAACGACCCTTCCTCGCGGTTTCGGATTCGGCGCTGGTCGTACCTGCACCCGACCTCGCCAGCAGCTTCGTCCCGAAGGGCGCCGAAGCCGCGGTCTATCGGCCAGTCAGCCGTGGGCTGGTACTCAGGCTGCCGGAAGGGCTGTCCTGGAGCCGGCAACTGCTGGAATTCGGAGAGGCCCACCTGGGGAAGGAGCCGTTCAGCGGGCCTGACCACCCTGGCTGGGCCGAACAGTTCGCAAAGGCCGTGAACGAGCGTACCGGATCTCGGCTCACGGCCGCCCGCATCGCCCAGTTCCTGACTCGGCAGGTCGTCGCCCAGTCCGGCGACTGGGCGGATGCCGCGCTCCTTTCCGGCAGCGGAGACGCCAACGCCCGCCTCTACTACTACACCCCGACGCATGCCCACCTGCAGGCCCGCTACCGCGAACTCTGGGTGGGTGTCAGCAAAGGGTTGGGGCTGCCGATCGGCCCGTCGGTCCCGGCTTCCCTTACGGCTACGGACGCGGGTTCGGCACCACCCCGATTTATCGGCAGCCGGGGTTGTCCGACCGACGAAGCGGTCAACGCCATGGTTCCCGAGTTGATCGCTTACTGCCGGTCGAAACTGCGCGGGAGGCGCAGCGAGGCTAGGTGCCGGGTCGTCCACAATGCCATCGCGCTGTACACCTGCCTCATGGTGCTGTGGCATTCGGGCATGCGCGCCGTCACCGATCCGGTCGAACTCGATCTGTATGACCCAGCGACCGGCACGCTCGGCGCGAGCGACAAGGACAACGACAGTTACTACGCCTCCCGGGTCGTATGGCTGCCACCCCTGGTTCAGCGCCAGATCCAGGCCTATTGGCGACATCTGGATCGCCTGAAGGCGGAACTGCCGGGATCGACGGCTTCAATGGGCAAGGGGTTGTTCCTCTTCGACGCTAGCGGCGAGGTCACGGCCATCAGCATTCAGGCGCTCCGGAACGTGCTGCCCGCGGGCTACCCGTTCAGGTTGAACGCCCAGCGTCACTACCTCCGAACCCGGCTGCGCGAACTGGAAGTGCCAGCGCAGACGATCGATGCGCTGCTCGGGCACGGCGCACCGGGGCAGGAGCCCTATGCCACCCACAGCTGCTTTTCCGTCCAGCGGATGCGACGGGAGGTGGAGCCTGCGTTGCGCGTTCTATCGGAGAATGCCGGATGGGTACTGCTGCACGGTCTGGCGGCCTGACCCCGGCGGTGGCGGCGCGCCGGCAGGCGCGCCAGACCGCGAAGGCTCGGCTCGAACGAAAACTACGCAACGTCCTGGAGCGGCACGCACCGACGCTGGTGGCCGGCGAGAAGAGTGCGGGCCTGGACCTGCCAACCCTGGGAGTCGTTCTCCAGGAAATCCAGGACGATCCCAAACTGGATTCGATCCGCTCGGCGCGGCGCAGGCTCCGCGACATGCTGATCGCCATGCAGAAGGTCACCGGCGGCGATGTCCAGCTGCCGGCTCCCGAAGTCGCGCTGCACCGTGCGCCCTCGCCCTTTCGCCCGCAGCTCGTTCGGAACTTGCCTTGGCTGTCGAACGTCATCGAGGCCTTTCTTGCCGACATCGAAAGGACTCCCGATGTCGGTGACGAGATCGCTGCCGGGCGCATCCTGTTCTCAGCCATCGTGTTTGGCGGCTTGCTCAACCCCGTGCTGGTCGCCCGTTTTCCCACGGACCTGGGCGAGAGCCTCGCACAACACGAGGGCCTGTGTTGGTTGGACATTCCGCTGCCCGGAAAGGACAAGGACTCGGACGAACGCATCCGTCGCTGGTTTCCCGATCCGGCGAGCCAATGCCTGATCGTCCGTTGGACAAGGGACAGGAAGTCGTGGCCCGAGGGAAGGCAGGGTACGCCCTCCGAACTGATCCGAAGCCTGCTCAACCATCTCCAGGTTCCCCATGGGCCTGCGGCGCATGGCCCCATGCGCGGGCTGCTGGTCGTCGCGCAAACGCGACTGCGCCTTTTCCTCCCCGGGGTGTTGGTGGATTTCCTGGCCTCCGCCGACCACGGCCAATCGGTACCGGCCCGCGCCTGGTGGCGGCTACTGGCCGATCACCACCTGGCCGCTCCGGACGAGCAGCCCGATGAGCAGGAAGCCGCTGACGAGATCTGCGCCACCGCCGAGCCACCCGAAGCCGAGCCGACCCGGCACATCGCCGATTCCAGCCTCGACCTCCAGTCGGTTGCCGATCTGAAGAGGAGCCTCAAGCAAGACCGTGGCTACCGGAAGCCAACGGCGGCTTTGCGCGCCGTGGCTGCACTGCGGCAGTCGATCGGCCCTCGCGGCCCCATGTTCACCGCCCTGCTGGACTGGACCGAATGGCTGCTGCAGATGCTCAGTTCGGGGCGCCGGCGGGCGCAGCCGCAGAGCGTCTACCGTTACCTCGGATCGTTCGCACACCCGCTCATCGCGACCGCGGGCGAAATCGACCCTGCCGACACGCCTCCGTCGCTGTTGCAGGTTAAATACCAGGAAGCGCTGGCTAGCATCCGATCCGACGAGGAGCGCGGCTTGGCCGCCAAGCGGCTGCGCGATTTCCACTCCTTCCTGGTTTTGACACGCGACGTCCCTCCGGTCGAGATCGACGGGATCGCTTCCGGCAAGCAACGCATCCGCGCCAACGTGATCTCCGAGGTCGAGTACAAACGGACGCTAGGATTGATAGATCGATCCGAGCTGGATCAACGCACGCGCGCGATGTTGCGGGTGATGCTCATCGTCGCCTATCGCCTGGGTCCGCGCAGGAACGAACTGGCCTATCTTCGCATCAACGACGTCCACGACGGGTCGGGCACAGGCTCCATCAGTGCTCGACCCCTGCTCTGGATCCACTCCCACCCGGATGCGCGGTTGAAGACGGACGATTCGATCCGACGCTTGCCCCTCGCCCATCTGCTTACCCCCGAAGAACGCAAGGAGCTGCTGGCCTGGAAACAGCACCGGACGACGGCCATCGGCCCGAAGCGCCCCGACCTGGCTCTCCTGTTTTGCGTTGAAGGGCGAGACACCGAGCGGCTGCGGGATGCCGACATCGACGTCTTGGTCGACATGCTGAGGCACGTCTGCAAGGACGACACGATCGTTCTGCACACGCTTCGCCATTCATTCCTGTCCAATACCTTCGTCCGACTGCTGCTGGCCGAACTGGCCGTCCAGGGTGCACCGCAAAAGCCTTGCCCATGGCTCACGGAGAGTGGCAGGCGACAGGATTTCCTGCGCAGGGTGTTCAACGCCAACGCCCTTCCGCGTGAAGCGGCCTACCTGCTGTGCACGCTCGCAGGCCACCTCGACCCCACCGAAACCATGCACACCTACGTGCATTTCCAGGACTGGGTCTCAGGGCTGTTCGTGCGTGAACTGGCAGCCGACTGGCCGATCTCGCGGTGGGCAGCATTTGAAGGCATCCGGCCGGACGCTCTGATGGTCCGCCATTCGCGCGACAAGAAGCGGAACGATCGCCCGGTACTGCCGCACCTCGACACGCCCCGGCGGCTTCTCAAGGAACTCAAGCTCGGGCTCCCACCGGGCACGCCCGCCGAGACCACTCCAGCACCCGTGCCTGTCCTGCCGGACCCGCGCAGCCGGCTGGAACGGTTGCCGCTGGAGGGCATCTATTGCCTGATCGCGCTTGCCAACCGTCCTATGTCGCACCAGGCCCGTGAACACGTCACCGGCATCGACAGGCACACGTTCGATCGCCTTCGCACAGCGGCCTTGCAGGTCGCTGGTGCGAAGACGGCGACCCGAAACCGCGAGGCACGCAGGCCCCGTTTCCTCGCCGACAGGAAGACGATGCGGCGCCTACCCAATCTGTCGCGGCTGCCGCAACTCGATGGCCTCGCGCCGGCCATCCCGCGCGAGCGCCGCGAGCGCGACGACGCCCGGGAGGCTTACCGGCGAGCATTCCAGATCGACAGCCCGGTCGAACAGACAGCCCTTCAGAGTCTTCTCGACAGGACATCGCATAGCGATCCCGCTGTTGTTTCTACGACGCTGGAAGACTTGGCCAAGACGATCAATGTCCTGGTCAAGTTGGGCATCCCCCGTCACCGGCTGACCTTGGAGATCCGATCGCTGCCAAGATCGGCTATCGCCGTGGACGAGTGGATCCTGGAAGTTGCCCGATGTACCGATATCCCCGTTGAGGCGATCGAATCGGCGGGCATCGAGGCTCCGATCACACGCAGCGCGCGCACGCACCCTGCCGGGCGCATCGCGGTCCGAGTCCTTCAGTCCTTTCGAACGCCGGCATCACCGCCCGCGAACGTGCCGAAGCACCCGTTGCCCGAGCGCCTGGCATACGGATGGCGAGTTGGCTGCTTCTACGCGTTGTGCGTCCAGCGAAGCCAGTCTTGAGCACGCCGACCTGGTTGCGGGCTTACGCCTGTTCCTGGTCGGTTTCCAGCGGGCGCGGACGATGATCGACTGGAATCGGCGGTCACGCCTTGCCGAAATGATCTGTCATGGCATGGCGGCATGGCGAATGAGGCGGTCGCGATCGACCGAAATAGGCGCTCAGAGGCCTATCACCTGCGTCAGGATGGCTGTCGCCTCCTCCACGACGAGCGCCGGCGCCGTTTCGAGCAGCCGCCATGTCCGCGCTTCGAGATCCAGTGATCGCGGCCTGTCTGCGATCACGACGCCCGTGGTTGTGCATCCCGTGCCCATGAGCGGAACGGCGAAATGGTTGTCACGGGCCTCGTTCGCGACCGTTGAAATGGCCAGCACCACAGCCATCCGGAACGTCGCGTTGTAGTCGTCGGCCGAAACGACTAGCGCCGGATGCGGGTTGAGCATTTCGCGGCCCGCCGCCGGCGAAAAGTCGATCAGGATGATGTCGCCGCGGCGGGGAGCGCGCGGCTTGGGCGGCCTAGCTTGGGGGCGCAGCCCCGTGACGACGACCCGCTTGGCCGTCATCGGTCAGGGCCACTCGCGGCCGACGGCGGGGGCGTCGAGCAACTCGCGACCGGCGTTCCGGACAGCCTCTACCGACGATCGGGCAATGCGCTCGGCCAGCGAAAGCCGAAGCACGGGCGCCGGACGAACCAGGAGTCCTTTTTTCGTGGGAGACAGCAGGACGCGCGAGCCCAAGGTGATGCCCATGCTGGAGCACACTTCCGCCGGCAACGTCAGCCCGACGCTCGCGCCCATCTTCACAACCCTTCTTTGAAACGCCGTCATGGGTCACCTCGGTAGAACTTAATTCTACGAGCAGCATACCACACCACGAGGCCATGGCGCGCCCGTATTCGCGTCATCAATGCGGCGTTGCGTCCCTGGGTCGCCGCACGCCGCCCCTGAACGCCTCGATCAGGGGTCGGCCACGTGCTCCACGAGGTCCTCGATCCGGCAGCCGAAGTAGGTACACAACCGGTCCAGGTTGTCGGTCTGGACGTTGGCGCCGTGTTTGTTCATGAGTTTGGACAGGGTCATCCGGTTGATCCCGGTGGCCTCGGAGATCTCGAGGGCGGTGATGCGCCGGCGCTCCTTGAACTCCTTGTCGGCGATCCGTTCCGACAGCTTGAATCGCAACATCTGCCTACTCCGGCTATCGAATGATGACAAAAATCATCTTTTGAGCTTGACAACGATCTTTTGTGTGCTATACCTATCATCGAATGATCGTTTAATTGATCTTTCGTCAGGCCAGCATAGCAAAGGAGCATGCAAATGAGCGAAACCTACCTCACGACCGACCAGCTCGCCGCGCGCATCCACTACGATACCCGGACCATCCGGGATCGACTGAAGGACTCGGTCCTGCTGGAGGGTACCCACTACTTCCGCCCGTTCGGCGGCCGGAAGCTGCTGTTCATCTGGGAAGCCATCGAGCGCGACATCAAGCGCTGCTCGCTGGCGGATGCCATCCCGATGGCGGGCGGGGGTGTCGCCCATGGCTAGCGTTCGCAGTCGGAAGGACACCGGCCTGCTGCTCCTCGACTTCCGCTACCGCGGCGAGCGGTGCCGCGAACAGACGCTGTTGCCGGATACGCCCGGCAACCGCGAGCGGCTGCAGAAGCTGGCCGACCGGATCGAACGGGCGATCGGGCAGGGAACCTTCGTCTATGCGGACCACTTCCCCGACAGTCCGCGGGCGAGCAAGGGTGTCGCCGTGCCTGACGCGAGTACCGACAATGTTGCACCGCCGCCCGCCGCGACTACGACGCCCGAATCCGACCGCCTGCCCACGTTCTCGGAATTCGCGGAAGTCTGGTTCCGGGAAGCCGAACCCCGCTGGCGTGCGCGACACCGCGCCTGCATGCGCGACGTGCTGGACAAGGTGTTCATCCCGTTCTTCGGCGACAAACGCATCGGCGACCTGACCCGCGCGGATGTCCTGGGCTTTCGCGCGGAGATTGCCAAGCGGCCCGGGCGCCGCGGACAGAGCCTGTCCGGCAAGAGCATCAACAAGCGCGTGACCCAGCTCAAAGCGATCATCAACGAGGCCTGCGACCGCTACGGCCTGCCTTCGCCGGCGCGGGGCATCAAGGCGCTCAAGCAGCGGCGTACCGAGATTCATCCGTTCTCGGTCCAGGAAGTCGATCTGCTGATCTCGAAGGGGCGTGTCGACTACCAGCCGTACTTGACCGTGCGCTGCCTGACCGGACTGCGCACCGGCGAAGCGAACGGTCTGCAGTGGTCCGACATCGATTTCGCGCGGAACACGTTCCGGATCGAACGCACCCTGTCCCGCGACGGCGATGGCGAGACCAAGACCGAGTTTTCCAGGCGCGAGATCCCGATGGTGCCGCAGGTGCGGGCGGCGTTCGAGGAACAGCTCAAGCGGAAGCAGGACGGCTGCGACTGGGTGTTCCACAGCCCGCGCGGCAATCCGATCGACGCGGTGAACTTCACGAATCGCGTGTGGTACCCGCTGTTGCGCCATCTCGGGCTGAAGCAGCGGCCTCCGTATCAGATGCGGCACACGGCCGCGACGCTGATGCTGGCCTCGGGCGAGAACCCCGAATGGGTCGCGCGGATGCTGGGGCACTCGACGACCGAAATGCTGTTCCGGATCTACTCGCGCTTCGTCCCGAACCTCACCCGCAATGATGGGCGCGCCTATGCCCAGCTGCTTGCAACGCACAGTGCGGCGAAGAGTCCGTCGGCCGAACGGACCGAATCTCCCAACACTTCCGACCTCTCCACGCTCAGCCGCGCCCAGCTCGAAGCCATGGTCCGCGCCCTGGGCTCCGCGTCCAAGGAGGACAGCCATGTCGCGTGAACACGACCCGTGCCTGCAGGAAATGAAGGTCGACGGCGTGCTGCTCGGCACGCTCGACCTGTGGGATGCCGACGACGTGTGCCGGCGCTGGACGATCGCCACGGGCGAGGGTTGCATGGACATCACCTTCACCACGCCCGACCTCTCGCACGCCATCGTCTCCGAGCCGCTGCGGCCGTTCCGCTTCAGCATCCTGCGCTGGAGCGACCCGGACGGCACCTGCGAATCGCTGGTGTCGGGCGGTGGCACCTGGCTCCCGCAGGCCCATGCGCTCGACTTCCTTCCGCCGGACACATGCCCGGTGCCGGGCGTGCTCAGTCGCGCGAAGGAATTGATCGCCGGCATCACCGCCTTCCCGCTGCGCAACTTCGTTCGCGCCATCCTCGCCGACCGCTACGTCCACAACCATTTCTGGACCATGCCGGCCTCGATGCGCCACCACCACGCCCGGCCGGGCGGCCTGGCGCTGCACAGCGTCGAGGTGGCCGAGGACATGGCCTCGCAGGGTGCGCTCACGACCACCGAACACGACCTGGGCGTCGCCGCCGGACTCCTGCACGACATCGGCAAGGTCTGGAGCTACACCCGCGACATGTTCCCCAGTGCGGAAGGTTTGGCCATGGGCCACGAGCTGACCGGACTGTGCCGGATCGAGCCGCACCTGCGCGAACTGGAGCGCCACTGGAGCGACGGCGCCTATGCCATGCGCGTGCTGCTCAGCGGCTGCGGCCGGGTGCGTGCGGAAGGGTCGATGCCGATGGCACTGCTCGCCCGCGTGCGCGCCTGCGACCAGCGCAGCTGCGAGCGCAGCGCGGGTTCCCCGAATCGGCCCGGCCGCAGCTGGACTCCCGGGCCCTACGACCCGCCGTTCTAGGCCGCGCAAAACCCTGCGCAACTCGGACCTCGTCGCGACCCGTGCGACGGTTTCCGGGCATCAACGTCATCAACAACCAAGGAGAAGCACATGACGACGGCAGTCGAGAGGACCCGGGCCCTGCTCTGGGGTGGCGCCTTCCTGATGGAAGTGGCGAGGGACAAGACCCTGCCCCTGCCTTTGCGCCGGCAGGCGGTGGTGATTGCCCGCCACTTCCCGACGATCGAGCAGATCGCGGCGATGGCGTTGTTGCAGCCTGTGGGCTTCTACGGGACCGGGCTGGCTTCCCCCAATGAGATTCCGCCCGGGACCGAGATTGGCACGTTCGGTCCGCTCAGGAAGTCCACCCGGCTGGCATGGCCGGAGGACAGCTGACGGCTTTGCGGACAGTTCTAAGTCCGGCGTTTCACGAGACCACTCTTATCACCCGTACCAGGAGAAACACCATGACGAACGCAGTCGAGAGGACCCGAGCCCTGCTCTGGGGAGGTGCCTTCCTGATGGAAGTGGCGCGCAACAAGGACCTCCCCCTGGAGATCCGCCGTCAGGCCACGAACATCGCGCGCCACTTTCCGACGATCGAGGACGTCGAGTCGATGGCCCTGACGCAGAACAGCGACCCCTCCGGGCTCGAGATGGCATCGCCCGAGGAGATGGGCCCGGACACGCGGATGGGCAAGTTCGGCCCGCTGAAGTGGAACACCCGGCTGGGATGGCCGGAGTAAAGCGAACCAGTGTTCGGACACGGTCGCGGTTGGGCCGGCTGCCCGGCAACAGTCAGCCGGCCTCCGGGCTCAGCACTAGCCTTCCGCCTCGCGCACTTGCGCCGAAAGCGACTACGGGCTTGTAGATCGCCAACAAGCACAGTCGCCTCCTTGCGATCGGGTCGCCTGCGTCCTGGCGAGCTCTTGGGCATCACCGGAACAGGCACCGCATTGGACCGCTTCACCGGGGAAGATCGGCCCCGGAACCACCCACACTGGAGGCCCCTCAAACGTCCAATCGCCCCATCCCATGAACGGCTGTCCCGAATCCTCGGCACTCAATTATGAGCAGGAACAAGCGGTACGTGTCAGTGGACACTGCCTGATCACAGCCCCTCCTGGCTCGGGGAAAACCAAAGTTCTCGAACAAAAGGCTGCATTCTTGCTAAGAAATTTCCCAGGCACTCGCGTGCTGGGAGTGACATTCACAACGGAGGCTGCGGCCGAGCTTGAAACCCGGATCCGGCGGTTGCTGCCAGACGCGGGGAATCGGCTTGTCTGCGGCACGTTCCACTCGCTGTGCAAACGCCAGATCCAAAGGGCGGGCGAGCGCTTCGTGCTGGCCAACGAGTCGCAGCAGCTCGATCTCGTGCGCTGTGCCCTCAACACAACCATAAGAGAGCGGGGTGCGGTAGAACCCGTCACTCTTGAGCAAGCCAACACCTTCATTGCCCGGCTGAAAAGCTCGTGTCAGCCGCCCTTCGCATCCTCAGCACGCGACACAATCCTGCTCGAGACCTATAAACGCTACCAACAGTTGATGGAGCAAATGGGGGCGCGAGACTTTGCAGACCTCGTGCTCCTTGCCGTGCGGGGCATGAAAGCAAGTTCAGTTGAACCGTGGCCCGTCACACACATGCTGGTTGATGAATATCAGGACACCGACGCCATGCAGTATGCATGGATAAGCCTGCATGCCCGCTCGGGTGTCATTGTCACCGTCGTCGGCGACGACGACCAATCGATCTACGGCTGGCGCAACGCGTCGGGATTCCACGGCATGGAAAAGTTTCACCGTGAACATGGAGCAGTCCACGTCAACCTCGGCATCTCGTACCGTTGCCCGCGCGAGATTCTGGAAGCAGCCAGCCGTTTGATCAGCTACAACAATGAACGCGTGGGGAAATACGTCCGCTCAGGCAGTCCTTGGCCAGGGTTCATCAGAGTCGTTCGCGCGACCAGCCGTGAAAACGAGTTGAAGGAAGTTGCGGAGACGATCCGACAGCAAGGAAAGCCTGGCGCGTGGGGAATTCTCGCTCGCAACAATGAACAACTTGATGGACTCGAACGTGCTCTCACGGTGAAAGGAGTCCCATACGCTCGTTCTGGCGGAGCTTCGTTTTGGGAGTCGAGCGGCCCAACACTGTTCCTGGATTTGTGCTCTTCGATTGCCAACAAGAATCTGATCGGAATCGACCGCTTGCTGCGCAAGTGTGGCGTCAGCGAGGTTCAGCTGCAGCGGATGCATGCCAAGTGTGATTCGCCGGGCGCGGCATCGCTTGATCGCTTTTTGCAAGTCTCGACCTGGACTGGAAAGGTAAGTGCATTGCACTGCCTCATGCGGAGCTGGAACGGGCTAATACATGAAGCAGATATCGATCATGCAATGTACGATCTTGCAGCTTTCATCAAGAAGCATGTCCGCAGCCAAAAAGAAGGCGGTCATGCCGGGTTTGCGCTCAAAGATCACGACCAGCTTAAATTGTGCGCTCAGTCGATTTCGGCCCTACGCGGATCGTTGGGAGAGCGATTGCAAGCCCTCCGGCAACGTGATTCGCGAAGCGAACCAGACGGCGATCGAGCGAGAATCATGACACTGCACGCCTCGAAGGGCCTGGAGTTCGCAAACGTGTGGATTCTTGGATGCGAGGAAGGAGTACTGCCGTCCTTCCGATCCGATGATCTGGAGGAGGAGCGACGGCTCTTCTATGTGGGAATGACGCGCGCGAAGAGCCATCTGGTTCTTTCCTGGGTCGGACACGGCATCGAGGTGCGCAGCAGGTTTCTCCTGGAAGCAGGTCTATAGGGATGGTCTGAACAACTCGACCAATATCGGCGCCAATAGCCCATCGCGATTGGGATGGCAGTCATCGGGATGCGCTGCTCGCTCGGAGCGCACTCAGCTCCTGCGATCCAGCGGACTGAGCGTGCCGCTGCCGCCCCGGCCCAGAACGTGGGTGTAAATCTGCGTCGTGCTGACATCCCTGTGGCCGAGCAGCTCCTGCACTGTGCGGATATCGTGGCCGGCTTCGAGCAGGTGGGTGGCGAAGCTGTGCCTGAAAGTGTGGCAGGTGGCAGGTTTGGCAATCCCGGCTTGGCGCACGGCGTGCTTGACGGCGCGCTGGAGGACCGTTTCGTCCAGATGGTGGCGACGGGTCGTGCCGCTGCGCGGATCGACGCTGCGCGTGCGTGCCGGAAACACGTACTGCCAACACCATTCGCGCGAGGCGAACGGAAACTTGCGGTCGAGCGCATCGGGCAACCACACGTCGCCGAAGCCGGCTGCCAGGTCGCGTGCGTGTACCCGCCGCGCCTCTTCGACCTGGGCGCGCAGCGCATCGGCCACCATGTCCGGCAGCATCGTGCGCCGGTCCTTGCCGCCCTTACCGTCGCGCACGACGATTTCCCGGCGGTCGAAGTCGACGTCCTTCACACGCAACCGCACGCACTCCATGAGGCGAAGGCCAGCACCGTACAGCAGCGCCGCCATCAGCCACGCCTCCCCGCGCATCTGTTCGAGGACCTTGGCGACCTCCTCGCGCGAAAGCACCGTCGGCAGCCGCGCCGGCTTCTTCGCACGGCGGATCTCGTCCATCCAGGGCAGCTCCTGTTCGAGTACCTCGCGGTACAGGAACAACAGGGCCGCGAGTGCCTGGTTCTGCGTCGATGCCGCGACGTTGTGCCGGGTAGCCAGGCGACTCAGGAACGCCTCGACCTCGCGTGCACCGAGTGACCGGGGGTGGCGCTTGCCGCTGGCGATGATGAAACGCCGGACCCAGTCGACGTAGACCTCTTCCGTCCGCTTGGCCATGCCCAGTCGGCGCATGCGCGCCCGCATCGCATCAAGCAGGCGGGGAGGACCGGGGCGGGCTGGGTGGCCGCGCCTTCGGCCCGAATCCGCCCCGGGCGGTACTGAAGGCTCTGAAGGCGAATCGGCAGCCGCAGGCTGTGCTTCATCGGCAGTGGAAGACGGTCGATCTGTGGCCACGGCAACCTCCCGAACGAGGTTGCAAGATTAGGAGGCCGAGTTAGCCGGCGGGATCAGCACAAGCCGCGAACGGGTGTAGGATTTTTCCGACGCGCGCACCCCTTGTCCCGGTTAGGCTGTAGCTTAGGCAGCTGGGTTGCAGCACAATCTTCCAACCGAATAGTAGTTAGGCCTACATGGGCAAAGTTCTAGCTATTGGTGCACTCACACTCTTGGCTGCAGCATGCTCCCGTCAGGCTGCCGATCCGCAGCCCGTCTGTTTCCCAAAGCAGCAGGACTTCACCCACCTCTCAGGCGCCGAGCAAAAGGCCTTGAACGATCGCAAGCTTAGGGTTTCCTCGGGTTGCCGCAGGGCTCACACTCAATGTGGCTACAGCGTGATCACATTTCCCGACAAGCAGATAGGGGTTGATGTAACTTTTGCGGCAATTAGTGGCAACCCACCTCAATGCATTTTTATGCCAGGCAGCGACTCCCTTAGCATTTACTCGTCAAGCGGCAACTATGTACGTACCATTCCTAGCTTGTAGGCCTAACTATGCGCTCAAGCGGACCTGCGCGGAGTAAGCTGCTCGCTCGATCCAACATTCCGGCCGCGCAGGCCGCTTAGCTTAGGCGTTGGGCCTGTGAAGGTCCGCATTCGAGTTCAGTGCAGCGCCCTGCGAGTGTCGGCCACCTCGCTTCATCCAGCGCCTCCGGTCTTCGGCTCCGTCGTCGGCGCTTACGCCCACTTCGCTTTGGCTGCTTCTTGTCGGCTTCGGCCGGCTCATCGCCGCGCGCTTCGGCGGGCTGTGGGCGCACAATGCGTCATCCAACGCGCGCCGGCCGTACCGGCTTCGGTTGCCAGCATCGCGGCGTCTGTTCCTGCTCCAGCAAGGTTATCGCTTCGTGGTTGCGCGCCGGCTCGGCTGCACCTCTGGCCCAACTATGCGCTCAAGCGGACCTGCGCGGTGTAAGCTGTTCGCGCGATCCAACACTCCGGCCGCGCAGGCCGCTTAGCTTAGGCGTTGGGCCTGTGAAGGTCCGCATTCGAGTTCAGTGCAGCGCCCTGCGAGTGTCGGCCACCTCGCTTCATCCAGCGCCTCCGGTCTTCGGCACCATCGTCGGCGCTTACGCCCGCTTCGCTTCGGCTGCCTCTTGTCGGCTTCGGCCAGTTCATCGCCGCGCGCTTCGCCAGGCTGTGGGCGCACAATGCGTCGTTCAACGCGCGCCAGCCGCATACGCTTCGGCTGCCAGCATCGCGGCGTCTGTTCCTGCTCCAGCAAGGTTGTCGCTTCGTGGTTGCGCGTCAGCTTGGCTGCACCTCTGGCCCAACTAGGCGCTCAAGCGGACCTGCGCGGTGTAAGCTGTCCGCGCGATCAATCACTCCGGCCGCGCAGGCCGCTTAGCTTAGGCGTTAGGCGTCAAAGAGCATGGCTATCCGCTTCACCATCAGCGACGAAGCTCATGACGAGCAGCACAGCGAGCATTCGTCACTCGCCGAGGCATGGGCTGAGCTTCGCCGTCTTTCCGCTCTGCC